GTTGCTGTCTGCGTCTCCGCTACTGGCCTCCTCAATAGGTGGCACAACTTCTCCGGTGAGTGTGGCGAGTGATGTCGTGCTACGGCCTACATAGAACTTGCCGTCCTTGAATAGCCCAACGCAAAACAGCCACCCGAGGGTTACGCCCAGTCCAGCAGTCTCTTTCCAGACCACCTCACCAAACCCAGTGCCGCCGCTAACTGACTCAGCCTTCAAGTAGAAAGCCTGTGAGCCTGCTGACTTGGGCACAACCTTGATGACCTTACCGGCAAAGTGCCGAGGTGTCACTAGTTCCGCCGCCGTTACTTCCTGGCTGCATACCCGCACGAAGTCGCCGTTACCTCCATCCTCTGCCGTGACGATAACGTCTGGCTTCTCCAGGATGATGTATGCACCGTCGGCACGGGCAGTCGGGTAGTCCACCACCATGAGCGCGGCCAGCTTGGTGGCAAGGTTTGCTGGGGCGATGTCTTTGGCTACTAGGCTGATGTGTTTGTTCACGGCTGTGTTATAGGCGTTCACGATGTCGTTGACTTTCTTGCCGTACTCCGGGTCGCCGGCAGCAACGCCAGAAGTATCGAGCGCACCCTCGTAATAGGCGGGGAGGGTAGTATACTCGTACTTCTTATCGACACCTAGCGCGTCGGTTACAGTGACTGTGAACTTGCGGCTGTTGGCGCCGCCACGGAACCACACTACATGCTTGTCATTGGTAGGCAGCATGTTGTTGGTCGTGGTATGCGTTACTGGCCGAGCCGACGACGCCATAAGGACAAAGCGCCCTGCTGCCGTAATGGTGCTGATACCTTCGCCAAGAATCGCCGTCGTCTCCGCATCTGCCGTGACTACCTCCACAAACTTGCGGGTGTCTTTCAGGACTACGATCACGGGGTCGATCTGGCTCTCAGCAGCTGCACCGCGATACACAATGCCATACTCCAGGCCGTCTACAAACACCGTCTGCTCTTGTCTGGCAGAGGCGTCGGCGATGTCGCCAGCAGTGATTGGCATAGCCAGGGCGCGGGTGTCTTGTTGAACGGAACCGTGGCGGCGGCTGAGGCCACGCACCGGGTCACTGTTAAGATTGACCTGCTCCCAATGCTGTCCTGGGATGCGGTCGTGTGGAACCTGTTGGCTCACTCCCCGGATAACCGAGGCGTAACTATCACTTACTCGGCTCAACGTGGTGTCCTCAGGCGTTGGCTACCGCCGGACATATAGCTCTCGCGGATGTCCTTGGTGCCGAAGTTTGCGCCTACTGCCCGGATGTGCTGTGCCTTGCAAAGAAGGTACGCCATCTGGTACTCAGTCTGTGCCTCGCTGATCTTGGTTGCATCGCCGTCATAGGATTGCTGGAACAGCAGGACGGCAGCAGCTTTGACTAGTCGCTTGGCATGGAATGGCATATCCTCAAAGGTCAGTAAGCGGACGATGTTAGCGTTGTACGGCGCAGTTCCCGTGAGGAAGCTGGCGGTGTTGGTGTCGTACAGACGGTTGCCGCGCATAGCCAGCCAGCCAGGGTTGCGGCTGATGTCCAGATCAATAACGTCGGATGGGATGCGGTAGCTTCCTTCCGAGTCAGGTACGATCTTGAGACATTCCTTGTTGAACCACCAGCCAGCCGATTGCTCGTTGGCATTAGCGTTCTCTAGAGCGAACTGCGCAGAGTTGACGAAGGCGTTAACCTCAGACAACGAGTTGATGGGCTCCTCACCCATAGAGGCGAGGCACGCATTTACCACTGTCAGCTTGGTAATTAGCATTGTTCCTCCTAAAACCTAAAAATCCCACCGAGCATGAGCCCGGTGGGATAGTTAGTTTATGCCATGTTGATCACGCCAGCGTGTTCGTGACGGTCAGTGGTGGCAGCGAATGCCATGTGAGCATCGACATACCACGACTTCGACAGCTTGTCCCAGAACACGTCCGAGGTCAGGCTGATAGTCTCACCGGCCAGCAGAGCCTTAGGCGAAGCGAGCATCATCAGCAACTTCGAGAAGTCGCCGCTGTAGTCGCCGCCCATCATGGTCGCTACATCGTCAGGGGTGCTGACGGTGTTGGTGTGCGGCATGTTGTTGGTCTTGATGATCGGTACGCCCAGTGCCTTGAGTACCGGCACGCCTTGGACCTTGTTGCCTTCCGAGGTCAGGTAGTCGCCGTTAACGATCTGCTCGGCTTCCATCAGTGCGTAGTACACGGAAGGGCGAACGAACAGTGCGTGACCGTCTTCCTGCGGGATGACATCCTTTTCTTCCATCTGCGCCAAGAGGCGGTTGATGGCGCGGTACAGCTTAGCCGGATCGTTCTGATCACCAGCAGCCGCCAAGTTAACCTGGGTGCCGCCGTAGTGGCCCGGCAGTGCGCCGTACTTGGATGCGGTGGCTTGACCGGCCTTAGCCATCTGCACCAAGAACGCAGCATCGCGGAACTTGGCCATTTTCTTGCCGTGTTCGTTACCGATGGACTTACGGGTGTCGTACTTGGTCTGGAACACGTCCAGCATAGGCAGCGCCGAGCGAGCCAGGATGACGGTTTTCACAGTCACCGAGTTATCGCTGAACTGGTTCTTGGTGCCGTCCGGGGTCACGCCAGGAACCAGAACCTGCAAGGTCGATTCGCCGATGGCGTCCTTGGTCACGGTTGCTGTGCCCTTGATGGTGCGGATGTCCAACCAGCCTTCGGTCACGGAGCGAGTTTGCATCGACTCCTCTACGATACCGGCGAACTCCTCCAGCACCAGCTCAAAGTTGTCGGTGCCGTTCAAGCGGGCATTAGGGCGAGTTACGTTAAAAGTATCACGAGACATGTGTAGCTCCTAGGAAGGGTAAAACGGTTTCTTAGTTATAGGTGCCCCATTAATTGAGGCACCCTATTTGATCAATTAATGATCAGCCTTTCAGGCGGCGGTACAGTGCCTGGGCCTGCGGTGTATCCATGTAGCTATCGCCCACGGACTGCCGCAGCTTCGCCATCTCAGCCGTGTATTCACGACGGCTCAGGGCGCCGCCACCGCGCTCGTTGGACGCCACCGCACCTGCACCAGTAGCTCGGGAGGCCGGTTCGATCTCCGTGTCGCCAGCGTTGATGTAGGAGTTGGTGATGTAGTTCGCGGCGATGTGCGCAGTCTTCGGGTCGCTCAGGAGGGTATTGAGGGCAGAACGCTCCTCAGCACCAGCGGCCTTGGATACGTGGCCCACAGCGGCCTCCCAATCAACGCCCATCTGTTCCGCCAGGGCAGTGACGATGCCGCCAACTTCCGCCTGGGTGGCCTCGTTGGCCTTGACATGGCGGTCAAACGACTGCTCTGCCAAGCCCAGCGCCTGCTCCCAGCCTGCGATGCCCTTCTGCGCCAGCTCTGCCTTGAGCAACGAGAAGTCGCCCTCAAAGGCCGCAGCGACTGCCGGGTTCTCGGCGTTGAAGCCGTTACCCGCCAGGAACTTCATGGCGTAGTTCAGGCCAGGATCACCCTCGACCGGGGCAAAGCCTGCCTCGCCCAGCACAGCGGCGTCATCCTTGGGTGCCGCACTCGGCGGCGCATCTACTGCACCGGGGAGCTTGACGTTAGGCTTGGCTGCCGTGGCGCCAGTCTCGTCCACAGTGGCCGCACCCGGCAAGTCGCCGCCTGCACCGTCTGCTGCGTCCATCAGGACCGAGTAACCGAAACCTACTGCCATGAGTGCCATACCGATACCGAAACGCTTCATTGTGGAGCCCCTTGCTGATTAACTGTTTGCTGCGCACCGGCTTCTACACCGGCCTGCACAGCTTGTTGGTTTGCCTCGGCTTGCAGACGTACCTGCTGCCGTCGTTGCACCTCGTCTGGCGAGGCTACATACTTGTTGCGGTTGACGCCGCGCCCTGCCGCCATATCACTGATGATAGGCTGCTCGTTGATCATCTCACGAGTCTCAGGCGGAATAGAGGACAGTACCGTAACGTCGTTCAAGAAGCCCATGAGGCGTTCAAGCTCGGCGGTGCGGCTCAGTGCATCTAGGCCGGTGATGATAGTCGGGCTGATCTTGGTGCCACGGATGTTGATGTCCGCAGCCTTGAGCATCCAGCGAGAGATCGGCCCCTGCATGTCGATTGCCTGCCGGGAGTATACGCCACCGAGAGACTGCTCCAGCTCAATGGCCTGGATGCGAACTTCTTCTGCGGTAGTGCGCTCA